GCCGGGGTTGGCCTTGGTGACAGCGGACACGGTTTTGGCCGTGTCATAGGTTGCCGCGATTTCCACGCGGACGTTGCGGCCGGTTTGAGTGCTCATGATTTACCTTTCAAGTGAAAAAACCCACTCACGCGGGCAACGGGGGAAACAAAAAACCCGCCGGGTGGCGGGTTTGAAAACGATGTGGGGCGGGCCGGTGTCAGTCGGTCCACCAGTCGCAGGTCAGCAGGGCGGCTTCCAGATCCAGCTCGCCGTCGTATCCGCCGGCCGGGCCGGTGCAATACTGGTGATTGGCATCCAGCACGGTCTTGACGGCGGCGGCCAGGGCCTCTGCCGATGCGCGGGTATCGGCCCAGCACTGGATCTCAAACGTGGTGCGGGTGCCGTGCACGCTGCCGTCCAGGGCGCGCTGGGGTTCCTCGGACCCGGTGTAGACGATGAACGGGCGGGCGGTGCCCTGCTCGGCACGGTCTGAGCTGATGCGGGTGCCGCAGATCGCCGTGACGGCGGAGGTGCCCGCCAGAAGCGTTTGCAGGGAGGTGGCGGCGCTCATGGGTTCACCTGGCCGGATCGGTCAGTCTCGTTGATCCACTTGGCGATGCGCTCCTGAAAGATGGTCAACGCCTTGGGCAGGGCGCTGGTGGCGCGCTGCAGGAATGGGCGGGCCGGCATCTTCCTGGTGCCGAACTCCAGAAAGCGCCAGTAAAACGGATCATTCGGGTTCTTGGCCCCGCGCTGGCCGGACTTGGCGGGCCGCACGTTGACGAACACGCCCACATCCCCTGCACGGCGATCGGCCTTGCTGGTGCGCACGCGGATGGCCTGCTTGACGGTGCCGGGCTTGCGGTAAGGCGCCTTCAGCGAGGTGCCCAGCGTCATGACGGGCGCGTTGCGCTTGGCGACATCGCGCACTTCGCGGGCGCCGGCTGCCAGGGCGTTGCGCAGCACACGCTTGCGCATGGCCTTGGGCACTTCGGCCAGCTTGCGCTTGAGGTTGTCCAGCCCTTCGATGCGGACCACTTCACCGGCCATCTTTCACCCCCTGCAAGCACATGATTTCCGTCCATTCGTGGCCGATGGGGATCACCCCGGTGATGTCGTGCGCGCGGGCCTGCCACAGCAGGCGCCAGGTGGCGGCCACGTCGGCGCGCTTGCGGATGACCACTTTCACGCTCTGCTCCTGCTGCACCTGGGCGGCGGCGAAGAATTCGCGCCCGCTCACGGCGCGCACGCGCGCCCACACGGTGGCCACATCCGTCCAGGTGATGGTGTCCTGGCCATACGCGTCTTTCGACACGCTGCGGCTTTGCAGGGTGACGCGCTCGGTCAGCTCGCCGGGGTCGATCACATAGCCGGCCATGTTCACAGGCTCCAGATGCGGTAGCGGTCGAGCAGCGCATCGACAAAGTCGTGGCGCACGGCAGGCTTGTCGCTGATGGCGGCGCGGCGCTCGTACATATCCCCCACGGCCAGCAGCATCCACTGGCGCAGGGCGGCGGGCACGGCGGCCTGGGCGGTGGCGGCCGTGGCGCTGGTGCTGTAGCCGGCGCGGTAGACCACGCGCACGGCGGCGATGCTGGCCTGCGTGGTGGGCCAGCTCAGGCCGTAGGCGGGCACCAGGCGGGCGGGCTCGCTGCGGGCGTCCAGCGTGTAATCGGTGCTGGCCAGCACGGTGGAGCTGCCGTCAGCGGCAGTGTAGGTGACGCTGGTGACATCGATCACCGGCGGCATGATCAGTTCGATGGCGGCGTCGGGGTTGCGGGCGCTGGCGCAGGGGAAGGCGTCGAGCGTGGCCTCCAGCGTCTGCAGCATCAGGGCGCGCTGCACCCGGTGCTCGCACGCCTGGCGGGCCACGGCGATCAGGGAGGTGATCAGCGCGTCGTTGCCGGCGTCGGTCAGGTCTTCACGCAAGTGCACCTTGGTTTCGGCCAGGGTCAGCGGCTCAACCGTGGGAGCGGTGGTGGTGCGGGTGTTCATGGGTTCCTGATGGACGGTTTCATAGATCGGATCAGCGCATCTTCAGAATCTGGAAAACATTCCACGCGCACATCGCAGCAAAAAACGCCGTCAACCACGGCAACCAGGGCGCAGCATCGGCCAGCATCACGCAGACAGTGACTACATAAGCGCCCTTCACAGCCAGCAGCGCCGCCGGGGCGGGCATCACTCGCATGGCAAGCTTCATCAGCGGGTTGGCTTCACTCGCGCCACGCTTGAGTGCGTACAGCGTCAACAGGGCATCGATGATGTTGACGGCGACGAACAGCGCGAGCCAGTGGTAGACGGTCATGGCAGCGGCACCTGCACGATCTGCAACCCCAGCCGCGCCATCGCCTCGAACGGCGGCTGGTCGCTCACATCAATCGCCGCATACAGCGCCGTGATCTTGGTCTTTGTGGTGCTGATCCCGGCCTTGGTCGCCAGTGCAGGCACGGCATCAGGCATCCCCGGCGCTGTGGTCACGACAGCCTTACCGTCCTTGTCCTGCGTGACCGTCTTGCACGGCAGCAGCGCGGCCATGTCATGGCTGATGGGGCCGGACGAAATGTAGTGCGTGGCCGGTGCCTTGCCCGTGGCGGACAGTCCGGTGATGAACATGCCGTCACCCGGAACACCCGCCAGCCCTTTGCACAGGGCGCGTGCATTCGGCTGCACAGACGCCGGGATGATGATGGTGCGAAGGGTCATGGCAGCGTCACTCCGTAGTAGTCAGCGAGGTACTGCCGCGCCGCGTCCTTGTCTTCGGTGCTGGCGGTGGAGGGGAACAGCATGATGTCGCCGCGTGCGCCGGGGAAAACGTAGCTCGTATAAAGCCCGAACCCCGCTGCCGTCCACGTTGACAGGTCAAGCCCCCGGAACTCAAGGATGTGATAGTCGCCCACGGTCAGCGCAGTGTGCAGCGTGCCCCGCGTGACTGCCGTCCCGCCCGTAAGTTGAGCGTTGTCAACCCATACGGTTGGAGTGCCAGCGCCTGATCCGACACACCCCGAACCACTTGCGCTCTCTGCCATGCCGAAGAACTTGGTGGCATCTGCAACGCCGTTGTAAAGTCCTGCGACACACGATGCCGCCGAATCCCGCCGCACCACAATCATGCAGTCCGTGCCGTCGATCAGCGTGCCAGCGGAGAATGCTGCCGTCGCCATGCCATCGTCCACGCCGTCGTACTTCTGGAAGATGGGGTATCCCGTGGCGTCATACGTGTTACCCGGTCCCAGCGTCTGCCCGTCATACGCACTCATCAGCGGTCGTGCCGCCGAGGTGCTTTGCAGCACGTGGTTGCCGGGGACTTCTTTGACTGTCGCGGGTCCAACAGTTACATCGAAGGGAACGTCTGTCGATGCTCCATTCCAAGCGAAAATCGTCAGCGTTGTTGTTGTTGACGTAGCCTGTATATATATGTCCCCAGACGACGGCAGACTAGTGATGAACCCACTTGATACACCGTTGGCGTAGCAGGCAATGTTAACGTTGGCTGTACCTGCAACAAAGGTCTGAGGGAAAGATATTTTGTAAGTTCGTCCAACTACTGTGGTCAGCGTCTGGTGAGCAAGCTCGTTGAAATTTGTACCGGGTGCAATTCCGCTTAACCGCACAGACCCGCCGGACGGCGTTCCGGCGGTCGTGTATCCCGTCAATGTCCACCCCGCCATCCCGCTACTGAAGTCGCCATTCACCACCAGTTCCGGCCCCAGCACAGGCGTTCCAGCCCTCAAGTCCAGCGCCAACCCGACCGGGTTCGCAGAGTCCGCAACCGTGCCCGGCTCGACCACAGGCGTGGTGCCGTTGTAGTCCTGCCACTGCGAGGTCAACGTGCGGGGGCTGATCCACATGCCCGGAGTGGCGATGCCGTCGGGCCAGAGGGCGAGGGGGGTCCAGGCCCCTCCCCTTCCCAACTGGGCAATCGCAATACAAATCTGCGAGAGTCGCATGATCAGTTCAGTGCAACAATGTTCGTGGCAGTCGTGCCAGTGGACAGCACCTTTGTGACTTGGACCGGCAAAATACTCCCGGCCAACACTCCCACAAAGGTGACGTTATTGCCATCCTCCGCCATCGTCACAGCCACGTCGCCGGCGCCTCCAACATAGAGGCCCCGCGTCGTGGGCAGCACAGTCGTATCACTCTTGGTCACGGCAAACGCGCTGTGGG